TATGTTGTTGTCAGCGAATACGTTGAACCGCTTAAAGATATTGCAGGTAGCGACTCAACCCCGTTAAAATCAACCGCCGTTATGGTGTATGTATATCGCTTAGTGTATGTTCCCCCACCAGCTGAGTCGCCAGCCTCAGATAGAGCACCTTTTGTAACCGTTCCCCCTGTATAATCACATGTGGCAGATCCAAGTTCAATTTCAAACGTTGTCGCAGTCACGTTTCTAACCACATACTCCTGACCATCGCAGGTTGGCGAACCAGCAAGAGTGTCCATCTGAACAATATTACCCTCAACGGTCCCTGTAGTCGATGCCACTGTGACAACCACTGTCCCGGTGGTAGCCGAAACACTGAGAACAGTGTATGTGAACGTTGTTGCATATTCCGGCACAGGAACCGGGGAGGAAAAATCAATATCGGTAAAGGTCCAGTTTATTTCTGACAATCTGCTCAAATATGCCGGATTGTGGTTCGGGTGAGCGATTGTCATGATGTCGGCATCCTGGGTATAGGACAACCGATCCAACTCCGCTGTAGTGTAACTAGTGCTGACTTGATGTCTCACCAAGCCGCCGCCGCCACTACTCAACAGTGTGAACGCTGGATCGACACCAGTACCAACCACACTTCCAGCACCGTCATCAAGGAAGGATTGACCATCAACAAGAACAAGACTGGTTGTGATAGGTGATGTGGTCTGAATGAACGAACAGTCTTTAATGACTGTCATCACGTTGTTCTCAAACACAAGGATATATGTTTGCTCAGTGTTGAACGAGAACGGGATTAATCTAGCTCTGGCTGTTGAATCAAGAATCTCACCGACAAATCGTGTGCCAGGTCTGGTATATGCACCACCCTGGGGTCGGATAAGAAAGTTCTTACACAGGTTGAGCCCGGTGGTGTATTTGGCCAGGTCAACCCGAGCCCTTACTGAGGGTGCAATTTCGCCACCAGTAAACGAAAGCTTTGAAAACTGGGGCATTGTCAAAACCTCACTGTTATAAAATCACTGTCTCTAGGTGGTGAATGGTTTTCTTCAATCGCATTAGCAACCGTTGTATTAACAAGTGACTGATACATGTTTAGTGCGTCATTCCTTAACGCTTGGCCGAGTTTACCACCAACAATAGGGATAGCGATCTTTGCTGCTAAATACCACGAAATCACCTCGTCAAAGTCTGCAGTATACAACGTATCATCTGTGACCAGTATTCTGTACTTGGCATAAAGTTCCGATATGTTGGCGACAATCACCCTGGCGCCGTCAATATTTAAAACCTCGTGCTCGACTTTAGCTCTCAGGTCTTGAGGGTACAGATTGTATAACCGATTCCTGTCAGCATAGACCAAAGTGCTTGTGGCGTCAGCGGTGTTTGCTTCGAAAGGCAGTATCAACCGTTCAATGTAGATACAGTCTGTCGGGTAATCATAAGCATAGGCCCAGTTGAAAACATCGACAGCGGGGTCGGTTAAAGCGAGTTGTTTGATAGTTTGGTTGAACCCAAACGGGTTGGTTTTCTGAACGAACTTCAAGCTTGTATCATAGTGGGTATTACACGCGAGTGCTTCCCTGCTTGAGTCATTGTCAAGCTGAGTCTGTGTAACTCTGCCAGCCCTGATGTGAGACAGTGCAAGGTTGCATATTTCCAGCTTGGTTGCCATTATTCATCACCATAAAGGGTTTTTTCTCGCGAATTGTCAGGTTTGTTCACGTTAATCTCAACCACCTGAAATTCAATCGTTCGTGACTCGCCAGAGCCTGACTCTCGCATGTCCTTCGATACAACCGTCAACTTCGCAGTGGCTGTGACATCGTCACCGACATTACAGGAATCAAACCCAACTTCAACAGCGTTCTCATCACGAAGTGTGATCTGAGTTCCCCAGGGGTACACACCATCCCCAGGGGTGACAAGCTGGTCAATCTCGGAAGATTCTTTTTTGATCACTGTCATTTTAAAATCTCAACTTCGGAAGAAGTATCCTTTTCACCGACAAAGCTGACAGGGTCTTTAACCTTGGTTGGTTTCCTGGTTGGTTTCTTCTCAGGGGCAAGCCACGAAGGAAGGTTTTTTTTGGTGAAAGCATTCGGAACAGTCAGCTTTTTACGCTTACCTTCGGGGTTGTAATAATGCCCGTCGTAGAACCCCGGCTCAATTACATCATAAGTTGGCATGGTTTATTCTCTCCTATCTCACCCGGTGGTAACCCACCGGGCATTAACGATTAAGCCGAACCAAGGTTCGTCTGGACACCACCGGCAACGATACCGGCCGTGATCGCACCAGTCGTCGGCGCAGTACCGGTCACGGTGTACTCGATACCGAGATAGCGAGCGTCGAGGTCATCAGGCAAGACGTTAACAGGGAATTTAGCACCCAACGTCAAATCGGCCAGTAAAATCGTCTTAGAAATTACCGCAGTACCCAACGCAGTAGTGGCGCCCTTGGAGATGGAGATGGTCAGACTGGTTAGGTTGTTAAACGCCTCAGTCACCTGAATAAGAATGGGAACCTTAGCGCCCTTGCCAACATCCTGAACCAGTGCGGCGGCGGCATCGTAAGGAGTACCAGCCACACCAAGGTCGATGACGTTGGTAGAGTCGGCGGTTGCTGTGATCGCCTGATCATCTGAAAAAATTTGCTGTTCTGAAAAGATCATTTATTTCACCTCGTAGTATTTAAAAGTCATCCCTATCGGAACGACCCCGGAGGGTCGTCCATCATTGTTTAGGTTACCTGTGCCTCAGTGTTGAGCAGCGCATCGGTTTCACGAAGCGGAATACCACGGTAGGACAGAACCTCCTCACCCTCGACTTCTTTACGACTCAGTCGCACAAAGTTGTCAGATGCCCCGGCGTTAGTCGCCAGCGCGTCAAGTGCTTCAATCACGTCGCGGTTCAGGTAAATGGCCATTTTGCCACCTTTGACCCGGCGAGACTGCAAGCGATAGTATGCTTTCCGCATGAAATCATACAGAGCAACAGAACCCGCTTTCAGATCACTGACATCGATGTTAGCGATTCGAGAAACATATCGCCAATCTTTCACGGCCAGACCGACATGCCAGGTAAACATCTCCTCCTCGGCGTAATACGGGTTACCAGATGCATCGGTAACGCGCTGTTTACCCATGTCTTGACGCTGGACACCAGCTTTCGTACCTTCGGGGTAAAGCAGATGACATTGATTGTCACCCCAGGTCACGAACCACACCGAGGTGTTATCAGATCCAGTACCACCGGCGTCGACGATCTGGTTACCGTTGGTAGCCGAAAGGTCATTGAATCGCGGTGCAAAACCCATGAATTCCTCAGGATCGGAAGCGGTGTTACCGTAGAACATCTTGGCAGCAACCTCCTGATTGATAGACTCAATGTAGGACTGTGCCTCATTCAACCGGACCAAACCTCTGTTCTTGGAGATATCCAAGAGACGGGAGTCAACAGTTGACAGACCCTCGACAAATCCGGTAGTATCTTCAACCTGAGCGGTGCGAGACTTGCTTTGAACGATGCCCTTGTAGAGGCGACCCCATGCCACTGTCGGGAGACCGGTTCGAACGGTATGAAGGTGTGATGCACCCTTGTTGCACTCCATGGCCATTGCGTCATCGAGAATAGGGTTCATCTCAGACAGCATTTCGATAACCTCGACATATTGGCCGTGGCCGTCTTGCTGTTTATAAATGTCGATAAGATCGACGAAAGTGTTGCCTAGTGTTGCCATTGGTTAATCACCTCATTGGTTTGGATATAAAATCTCTTCCCGGCTTTTACTCTGTTGTGAATTATTATCCCCATTCACAGATCCGGGATCGTCTTCCTGTAACGTTTTCCCTACGTTCCACAAAAACCGAATAACCTCAGGGTGATTACCCAGTGCGTGGTCTTTCAGCACTTGTTTAAGCTGGTCATTACCAAACTGATTTAGCGCTGTGACGGCGATTCCGACATTCTCCTCAAACGCTTCGCCGCCGAATTCTTTGTCACTTGTCGACTCGGTTTTCCATTGTGCCGACAAATCGTTGAACTGTTTAACTTGCTCATCAGATGCAACCCGCAGTATCTCGGCGTGCAAGTCGATAAACTTTTGTGCATTCTCCTGGTTGAGCCCAAACTCTTTGAACAGTCCGGTAGCTTTACCGAGCACCTGATCATCCATCTTGTACCCTTCCGGCAGTGAAAAATCACTGTATTCCTCGGGAAC